TACAGAAGACCAAGCAGGAGCTGTTGTGCTATGGGATGCTACTAGTTCCGCCGCTATTACAGACGGCACTTACGCTACTAGGGTTGCAGACTTTCAAACTGCTAGTACAGAGGGAACTTATGTGTTTGATACAGGCGTTACTTATGGCTTGATATATATAAGCGATGATGGCTATGTATTCGATGGTGATTGGACTATTACTTGGCGTTACGGATTATAATTAATTTAAAATATGTTATACAACAAAGAAATGCCTTCGCTTCGGGATAAAATCTTAAAACAAGCAGAAATGCAAACCGAAGAAAAGAAAATCCGCTCTAAGGTCGAAAAGAAGTCTAATAAAAAATCTAAGAAGAAACAATATGAATAAGAAAATCATTTTTACATCTGTTTTGACTCTTATCTTATCTGTCAGTGTGGCTTTTGCGGTTACTATGACGGTTGATGAGGTTAAGCAATTAGTTAGTAATGATGGCGAAGTAACTTACTCGGCTCAGTCGGGACCAGACCACTATCAAAGACAGTATTTCAAAGCAGGTTATCAAAGTGGTGGAGAGAGATATGCTACCTCTTCATCTGTTACAGCTTATACTTTAATAAGTGCTGAATTTAACAGAGATAAAACTTACATTGATTGGAATGCTGGTGTAAACACAACTTTAACAACTATGGCATCTACATCTATGCCATTTTTGGGTAATTATGCAGGAGATGAAAGAAGTTATTGGTTTAGAAGTGCTACCACAACCGCCGCGACTACAATCACATTCGCAGCCGGTACAGGTGTAGACCTTCACCACGGGGATGCAAGTGGTGACGATTTAGTAATAGACGGGTTAGACTTGGCTAGACTAACATTTATTAGAAAAGCTAATTCTGATGTTCTGTTACTATTAGAAAAATTCACAGAAGACTAATAAAAATTAAGATATAGACAACGAAGTCTTTAAAATAGATTAGGGTAGTTACTCCCCTTTGAAGTAACATAACGGACAAGTCAAAAGTCCTTGAAAATATGTCAAAATTATTTGAGGTCATCGACTCTTTAAACGATGAAAACGCTTCCGAAGTAGTTATAAAAATTAAAGAAGAAGCAACTGCTCTAGAAGAGAATAACAAGCAACTCTACACTAGAACTAAAAAGGCGGAAGGATTTGAGTACAACGAAGAGAAGAAAGAATGGATTAAAAAGGAAAAACCAGAAGCCAAAACAGAGCTTGAAGTTAAAAAACCTAATGAAACGAACGAACCCGATTATGGTAAACTAGCCGTCAACACTTTCCTTAAATCAGAGGGGGTAGACACAAAAGAAGACCAAGACTTTGTAATAGCAGAAGCTAAAAGACTTCAAAAGGATATTACTGAAATCGTTGGTATGAAGTATATAAAAGAAACCCTAAAGGATAAAAAAGACCAGAGAGAAGCTGAATCTGCCGCTCCTGAAAATAAAGAGAGAGGCACTGGCACAACTAGCAATGATGTTGATTATTGGATTAATAAAAAGGAACTTCCTAAAGACCAAGAATTAGCTGCTAAAGTAGTAAATGCCAAGATGAAGACTGATGCTAGTCAGAAGATGTTTGACGACATAGAATAATCGGATAGTACGTTACAAATTAAATGGCTAACACCGTACTGTATAATAAACACGATTATATGGTGAAAATGCGAGAGAGAATCGCAAAGCCGACTTGTTGGAAAGATGTTTTAAATGTAAAATATCGCGATGTTCGAACAGTTGTTGGTTCTTATATGTCAACCGAACCTGACACTCAAACTGGTACAAGAGGTACTGCTTATGGGTATGATGATTTCATATTGACTGCTGACACTCTCACCATTTCCACCTATGCTGTAATCCCAATGTTTGTGGATGAAGCAGACCGTTCTCAGCAATCCTATGTTTCCAAAATGGAAATTGCTGATTACCAAGGTAAAAAGATTTCTGAAAAGATTGAATCATTAATGTTGGCACAACACGCTAGTTGGACTGACTTTGGATTAACCGACCTTTCAAATACTGGTGATGATGACACTAGTGCAATCACTGTTAGCGCTGCTAACATTGATGATATTATTCGAGCAATAAAGCGTAAAATTTATGCCAACAACGGTGTAGACTTTGCAGTAGAAAAAGGTATCCAAATTGTTTGGAGAGCGCAAGACTTTGAAGTTCTTGAAGCTTTCGCCCAAGCTAACGGTTACCTTATTGCAGACAACGCTTTAAAATCAGGTATCGCTGTACCTAAAGGCTTTCATTATATGGGAGTCGACCATTATCTTTCAACCCAACATACTGCGAATCACGTCTTTGCAGGTATTAAAGGAATGGCAGAATTAGGTATTTTGAGAGGTACTTTCGGTAAAGTTAAGTTCTTAGAAGACCCAGGACAGTTGTCAGGGCTTGGTGTCGTATCAAGGCTTGATTATGGATTTAATCATCCAGCTCAACTTGCTGAGTTCTTTATGGATATCAATGTTGCATAATTGATGTTATATATACTGCTCTTTTATTAGGGCAGTAATATGGCAAGAATTTGCTTAGGACTACCAACAAATAGATTTATTAAACCTAAAACCGTTCAATCTTTATTGAATGTTGTTTACAATACAAAACACGAAATAATCCCACTAACTTCTACTAGGGGATACAATACAGCCGAAAACAGGAATTATATCGCCACTCAAGCGGTTAAAACAGGTTGTACTCACTGGATGATGATTGATGACGATATGATTTACGAGCCTGATACGATTAATAAGCTGTTAGCTCACAACAAGGACTTAGTAGGCGGTATGTATCTTACTAAATATGAAAAGCAGGACTGGGTGTTAGAGGCTAACGAGATAAAAGACGAACTGTTTGAATGTAAAGCTATCGGAGGTGGTTTATTACTAGTTAAGACAGCCGTTTTTAAGAACATAAAACAGCCTTGGTTTGGTTATAAATGGAGAGGTGGAATGGTTGAGATGAGTAATGACTGGTTTTTTTGTGAGAAAGCTAGGGAAGCAGGTTATAAGATATGGTGTGACCCAGAAGTTAAAGCTAAACACTTAGGCATTAAAAAATTCTAATGAAAATAACGATTGCTTGCCCAACTAATAGAGGATTCCAACCGCAGACGTTTCAATGTTTGTGCGATTTAGTCAATTATAGTAAAGAATTAGATTTACATATTATAGTACCAGAAGAGGGTTACACTATCGCAGAGAATAGAAATTACAGTGCAGTACAGGCGGTTAGAAATGAATCTGAATATATATTGATGATTGATGACGATATGACCTTTACACCTGATACTTTAGACAGATTATTAGATAATGATAAACCGATTTGCGGAGTTCCATTTAGACCTAGATGCGAAGTTGAAGATATGAAAGTAGTAGATAAAACCCACTACACTAAATGCAAAGGTAATAAACTGATTGAAGCTAAAGCTGGTACTGGAATAATGTTAATTAAAACAGAGATATTTAAAAGTGTACCTGCCCCTTGGTTTTTCTTTACATTCTATGATAATGGAGCTTGTAAAATGGGTGAGGATTGGGGGTTTTGTGAAAAAGCTAAAGAATATAATTTTAAATCATATATAGACCCTAGAATAGAAGTGGGTCATATCGGGGAAGTTTCCTATTAATATTAAATAAAATGCCAACAATAACAGATATAAACGCAGAAACACGAGATTTGTGCGATGCTACTACTACATCATATACCGCTGCGACTTTGCTTAGACGTATCAATGAAGCATACGAAAGGATTGTGGGGTGGATTTTAGAAGCTGACGGTCTTTGGCAATGGGATGATACTAATTACACAGATTTCCCTATAGGTACACAGACTTTAGTAGACGGACAAAGTAAATATTCATTTAATGATAAGTTTTTAGAGATTGAAGAAATACAGATTAAGAATGATGACGGTGATTGGGCGATTATTAGACCTATAGACCAAAAAGAATGGAGTAAATTTGAGCCATTATCAGAAGATTTTAGCGAAGATGGCTTACCAGAATATTATGACAAACTAACTGATGATACTATAGAATTGTTTCCTGCTCCTGATGACGGCTCTAGTGTTACTCTAGCGAGCGGATTAAAGATTAAGTATCGGAGGACTGCTTGTGTATTCACAAGTGCAGAAGTCACTACCGGAACAAAAGCACCTGGCTTTATATCATCAGCTCATTACGCTCTATCGTATATGTCGGCGATTCCTTATTGTATGAAGTTTAAAAAGGATAGAGTTGCTTTATATGAAAAAAGAGTAGCTGAATATAAAAAAGAAATACAAACAAGTTATTCTAAACGTGAGCGAGATAAAACTAAACAGATAACATTCGCCAAAAGGCGTTTTAAATAAATGATTTCACTAGATAACGAATCTAAAAGCAAAGTGTCGTTAGCAAAAGGATCTAAAGCAGACGAATTAACCTTTGATGATGCTGGTTGGTCTTGGGATAAAGCAGATAGTCGATGGAACGCTCCTAAAAGAAGTCTAAGCAATGAATCTAAATCTTTAATAAGTCTATCAAATGAAAGTAAGTAGTTTAATACAAATAGGAATATCATTAATAACGTCAATTTTAGTATTGGCTTTATTTTTGTATATGCCCTTAAGCGTTGATAAGATACAGACAGAATTAATGCTAGGGACGACTGTAACCGAGCTAAGTGGTACTGACATCATTAAAGACTTTCCCACCACTTACAATGCCAATTTAAACGCTTTAAACGACAATAAACTAGAGAGCAGTAGTTACTTTAGCACTACTACCCACGCATCTATCACTTCTTTGCCTAGTTTAGATACTATAGGCACTATCACAACAGGGGCTTGGAACGCTGACACTTTGACAGTAGAATATGGTGGTACAGGTTCAACAACTCTTATGACAAACGCTGTTTTATTAGGAAATGGAACAAGTGGAATATTGGGAGTAGCTACAGGTTCGGAAGACCAAGTATTAACTATGAAAAGCGGAGTTCCTACTTGGGATTCTGGTACAGTAAATGAAACATTGAATTATGGGTGGACTGGTTGGCATAATTTTGTTCACGCTGGTTTTGATAGTGCTACCGCTACCACAATGACAGCAGATGAGATAATTTTATCAGCAGACGGTAACACAGATATGGAAGTAGTAAGTAAAAGTTATGTTGATGCGAGAGAGCCTTTATATTATTTTGAAACAGACAGCTTTGATTTAGCTGGTGGTACTTCTACAAAGACATATACTCATAATTTGGGTTATGTGCCCTCTTATGCAAAACTCACAATATTAGCTTCTCTAAATACTGCTCCCAAT